GTCGAAGAGCAATGCACCTGCATGGCATAGTTGAGGTCAGGACGCTCACTCATTTTTGACGTGATATCCTTTGCGATCATCAGACCCACGGCCCGTTTGCTGAACGCGAGGTTATATCGCACCAAGCTGGTATCCTTATCGAGCAACTGCGTACGGACCCACTTGAAGCCCATCCAGGTATCGATATCGCCACGAACCAACGCCTTCACGGTGTTGTAGTCTGCGCTGGTGATCTGGTTGATACCGAGAAGGTCTGTGTTCAACTGCTTCGAGGAGAACAGCCACACCCGATCTTCCTCGGGTACTTCGGCGTCATCGAAGATCTGCTTCGCGGCTTGAATCTTCGCCAAGGTCAACCCGGAGGCTGACAGGGCGACTTTCTGCGCGGCAGGCAAGGCAACGTTCGTCGAAGCATCGTCTTGATCTACGCTCACGGCGTTTCCACGCATCGCGGCGATGATGGCTTTGTCGATCGCTCGCCCGATCGCGTAGGCCGCGAGTTCGGCGTACTGGCTCTTCGGATCAATAAGCATCCGAATTTCATCTTCGTTATCGACCACGTCCGCCCAAATGAAATCATCGAGCGTGACTTTCCGACGGCTGTGAGGGCTGTTCAGGACAGGAGTCTCTTGGTGACGTGTCGTTTTCTTGACAGCATCCGTCGCGCCGATCCGATCAAAATACAACGCCTTGCTGTGCATCGGCTTCTCGGTAACGAACGGGCGAATTCTGGAACCCTTCTGTTGTGCCAAGACATAGAGGTTGTCGGAGAACTGTTGAATAAACGCGGTATCAATTGTAGGTAATGCCATGATGACCTTGTGAAGCTACGAACATAAACGTGAGCGGCGGTTTGTCCGCATTGCGGTTCCGGCCTTGCGCGTACGTGCGCCTTTCGGTAGGACTACCTACATATCGACGGGCCTCGGACGCACGGATCCCCTAGAAGCCCAGGCTTCAGTGAAATCCATGCATCGTCGGTTTATCGTCTGGCTGAGGAAACGGATGAAGCGACTGCCCAGGCAGTTACTTCATGGAGAGACGTTGCCGGTAAAGCTGATCCATCTTGGCAACGGCGGCTTCGTGGTCCTTGTGGCGGACATCGTTATAAGCCGACTTCGGATCATTTCGCATTTGCGCGATCGAGGCGTTAATCTGGTCGAGGCTGCCGTCGGTGGCGGTATCACCGCTCACGAGTGACTTCTCACCAGCCATCTCACCGAATTCAGCGAGCATCTTAATGAACCAAGGCGCATTGCCGAGTCCGGTCTGTTCGGCGAACTCGATCGCTTCTTTGCCGCCCTTCGTCATGAGGACCCGCTGCGCCGACTTGATCTTGGTGTCAGCGTTCTTCCCGAATTCCTTATTCAACGCCTCATGGGCGGTCTTCCGCATGCCCTCCCAATCAGGCGTCATGCCCTTGGCGTACTCTCCGTAGAAATCAAGGACGCCTTGGACCTGCTGATTGTTGAGACCGAGCTTGTGTGCTGTCTCATTGAACTTCTGCATGTGCGGTTCGCTGAATCCGCCCATTTCAGCGGGCAATTCAGGAAGCTTGTACTGATAGCTTTTCGCATCGGCGGGGCGCCCGAGCTTGCCGTAGAGATCGCTCATGAAGGCGTCTCGTTCGGCTTGCGGCGTGTCCGCCTTGGGGAGTCGGATACTCCCGCCGATCATTTTCTGTGCTTCGACGTAAGACTTCGCAAAATCCGCGACGCCTTTGCCTTTGAAGGACTGAAGGCTGCCTTCGGATTGCATCTCGGATGGTAAACTCGTGAACCAGTCACCGGCCTGCGCCGTAGTCGATCCGGCATCCGCCGAATTGCCGCCTGCGGCTTGGTTGTCGTTAGACATCGTCACCTTCCTCTAAGTAGGTTGTTGTGTCGCCGTTTTCTTCCGGGAGGCGTGCCCCTGCGATAGTGTCGTCGATAAATCGAATGACGTCTTGTTGCCCACACCAGAACGCTGTGAGGCGATCAGACTCTTTGGAAAACGGTGTGCCGGACGCAAACCGTCGCCGAAGTTCTGCCAGGACCTTCGGTCCGGTCACTCCGGTGAACGTGGTCCAAAACAACCCGGCCATTTCCTTGTCGTTCATTGGCCTCCTGCTGGCGGAAGTCCGCTTGGTTGAGTGTCCTTCGTGGCGGCCACCATCGGCGCGGCGTTTCGTGCCATTTCCGATTGGGCCATATCACTTTGCTGATCGATCTGCGACTGCTGGGCTTGGGCTCGTTGCTGACGGCGCTGTTGGATTTTCGCGTCGTCGCGTAAGAACCGAGCGGGCAACCCGTTATAGGTTGCGACGCCTCTCGCGGTCTCGTCGAAGTCGAATACGTCGGCCACTTCAGGATCGAGCTGCACCAACGGGGCAATCACGTTCAACGTGTTTTGCACGGCGGTGAGCTGGCTGGATCGCTGCGCCTTGGCGAGCGGCCCTTCGTACTGAATGTCGATCGTCGGGTTCGACGACTCTAAGACGGACTGAGGAGGCGGAGGGATTTCACCGGCCCGATAAAGCAACCCGAAGACTCTTGTCAGAATCGGTGTCAAGCCTTCGTGCTCGATACGGCCTGCTGTCGGTCCGAGCAGGGATTGCATTTGCTCACGCAAGGCGGCGACTTCGTAGGCCGTCATGTACTGCTTATTCGGTAACGAAATCCGATCGGCGTAGTACGTATTGCGGATTTTATTTTCGAGCCGCTCTTCCTGTTGGATCGCGAAATCAATTCGGGCGTTCGTCACCAGCGGTGTGAGGGCGTCTTTTGTCCTGGCGGTAATCAACGACCCAGCTTTGAGCTGCGTTTGCCCGATGACGCTGTCGTCGAGCTGCAACATGGGCGGATCGACCATCTTCGCCCATTGCTTCAAGCGGAGACGGACGGCGGTGTTCAGCGTCTTAATGTCGGGGAGGGCGAGTTGCGTCGGTCCGCGTCCCCAGACTTCGTCACTGTCTTTCTTCCACCGGATAACCGGAGATGGAAACTCAAAATAGCCGTCACATCGAATCTGATGCTTCTGAGCATACTCGACGTAACAGCCTACGTATTTATGGCCCTGGTATTTGCCGTCGCCCGGATAGATCGCGTGAATCACGTCGATCATGCAATCCGGGTTCTTCGCGTATTCGTCACGGCTTTTCTCGGAGAGGGCCTCGACGCCGAACTCCTGGACCAGCGCCCTCAACGACATCTTAAATTTTGCGTAGAGGGTGTCGATCGTCCCTTCGGAATTCTCGAACACGACGTAGGAACCAATCGATCTCGTCTTGAAGAGCAAGCCGTTGAAGGGGCCGTGATTGCCGTGACGCTCTTCGACGTAGATGCTTGCCGACCCAAACGCCACCAGAAGTTCCCACAGCTCATTCATTTCGGCTGCGAAGTTCGACTGCGCCAAGGCGTCATAGACGACGTCTTCACAGGACTCCAGCCAGATCTTAACTTCGTTCATGTCGTTTAAGTCGCGCTGTCTCAACTTGAAGTTGAACCATCGGATTGACATGTTCGACATGGAGCTCGCCAGGGCAGACGAAAGGTCGTCGTGCGCCTTAATACCGGCTGCATCATAGAGCTTCGCCGTGAGTTTCTGGCCTGACGTCTGCGTGGTGAGGATATTGCTGACTCGTGGCAAGACGAAGTCTGCGGCTTCCTGCCAGAGACTCCGCCAGTTCCCGTCCTTCGAGTACTGCATGTCGAACCGCTTGATAATCGCTTGTGCGTCCACTTACACACCCAAAAGAGTTTTACGTACAACGCTGTCGTCGCCGGGAACGCCGAGTCCGCCGGTCAAGAGCGTCCTGGCTCTCCGGCGCATCGTGTCGAGCGGGTTCGTGACGTCGCTCGTCAGCTCCACTACTTTCTGCTTGATGTCGTCGAGGTTCGGCATTTGATCGACGGCAGCCGCGCTGACCGCTCCGGCTTTCTTGCTGAGTCCGGCGGCGTCTTTGACGGCTCCGGCGGCTCCGAATGTTCCGGCGTCGGCTAACGCCCCTAATACATCTCCGCCTGATGTGGCTGCTTTCACGGTGTTGACTCCTGCACGAACGACTTCACTAAGTCCCATGGTGGCTGCGCCTGCGACGGCTCGTGTGACGGTCTTTCCCATTTACATTACCTCGTGGGGATCAAATTCATGGATGTACGTCGTCCCGACGACTTCGCCTGTGACGGGGTTGTATGCCCGTCGTCCTCTGTGTCGGCTGCTGATGGATCGGACGTTCTGAGCGAGGACGCGAAATGCGTCCGCGCCGTGCGAGGTCCAATCGTGATCTGGCTTGTCTTTAAAGCAATCCCGCTTCTCGTCGTACTCGCGGTGGTATTCACTGAGGGCTCTCACGCCATCGCGCGTTGTGGCCTGATTGAAATAGCACCGAGGCAGTAACGCTCGTACCGACTGGATGCCGTCTTCGATCGGTGTCTTTGGGGTGACGGTAAACCGGATGCCGTAGTCAAGGGCTTGCTCGACGCGGCTTCGGGCTTTGCCGCCCCATTCGCGGACTTCGAGGTCCCACGGCCCGTAATGCTTCCGAAGGACGTACGGCTTCTTGTAGAGTTCACCGGCAAAGAAGTCGAGGCCTTTGCCGTCCGCTTCGAGATAATCCACGATGCGGACGTGATCGCCGATTTCTTGAAAGAACCAGATCGCGGTGGAGTCGCCGACGCCAATATCCCAGGCGGTGTCTACGGGAAGTCCGGGATCCCAGGGCCAGCTTCCGACGCGCCCTTGGCTGTTGAGATTCTCAAATTGTTTGCCGTAATAATTTCCAACTTGAGCCCCATTGAAACTTACCCAATACTCTTGTTGGAGGATCTCTTCCGGCGAGCCTTCGCGTCGTTTCTGGTCGATGTAGTCCAACGAAACAATCGGTTTGCCGTCGTGGCGAACCGTTTGCTCGATGTTGTACGTACTGACGAACCACTTATCGGGAACTTCGAGTGCGCCTTGGTACAGCGAGTAGCCGTGGTTCTGTCCCCGAGGGGTGTAGGCAAACAGTGCCCATCCGCCGTTGGCGGCCAAGATCGGATCGAACAGCGACCAGACACTCGGACGCATCAAGGAGTACTCAGACAGGACGATCCCTAACGGGTTCGTCCCGACGACGTAATCCATGCGATCCGCGCCCATTAGCTGAATGATGGAGCCGTTGGCGTCTGGGTTGTGGGGGTTGATGAGCTCGATCTGTAGTTCGGTTTCGTTTTTACTCTTGATGAGTTCCTTAGGGATATAATCCACATAACGAATCCCTGAATTGTCCGAGCCATCCCAAAGAATCCGTTTTGCTTGACTAAACGTCGGCAGGACGTAGTAATAACTTCCGACCTTCTGTAAGGCCGCGAACATCATCAAGGCAAACGCTGACAGATCCTTCCCGGATCGACGATGCCAGACCAAACAAAAACGCCGGAAGCCTTTATGCCAGGCCTGCCAGAGCGGAACTTGGTGGGGGAGTGGCTGGTAACGAAATGAAACCGAGACCTGCTCAATCTGCGAAGCCATATCTCTGCGTCCAGTTCCCTAACCGAGAATTTTCAGACAAGGTGATAAACCGCATATTCCCGATCGTGTACCCGCCGTCTGAGTCAATGCGGTCAATTGACGGAACACGCCTGCGATCGTAGCCCGAGGCGGCCCATTCGTCGTGAAGCTGGTTGAACGCCGGGTCGGAACTCGCCCATGCTCGGAATTCCGGTCCTGGAATAATCGGGAGCCCGAGGTAGATGTGGTGCTTGCCGTGCTTGCCGGTCACTCGGGACACCATGTTGGCGTACAGTTTGGTCAGAAAACCCGGCTTGGTTTTCCGATAATGCCGCTGATACAGCTTGGAGGCGTCTATAAGGGCGGCTTTGTTGGCTTGGTAGTACGCTTTCATGTACGCTCGGTTATCCCTAGCCATTAAGGTTTCTCCAGGACGTTAATTTAAATTACCGTACTCTAGACCAAAAAAAAGGAGATCGTCGTTCCTAGGGCAACTGTGTGCGTTCTAGAGGGGTTAATACCCGTCTGCTGTGGTGGTCTTGGCGATGGTATCTTCCTGGGACTCGATAGAAGGACCGGAGTGCATCTGCAAGTACTGCCCCCCGGAGAGCATCCCGTAATCGGCGGGCGTCATCTCAGGGCTGGTTTCTGGCGTGATGGCTGGGAGCTTGTCGTTCATTGTGCCTTTCTGCGGGCGCTAGCGATCCCCGCGATATACAAACGTAATTTGGTTTCACAAGTTGCGCATGCGTTCGGATGGCTTATAAACGCGCCAAAGATCCGCGTTTTTTGGGGTAGGGGGGTCTTTAAAAATCAACAGGTTACGTTTGGCACGGATGCTGCTATCGCAATGATCATGCCAACACAACTCGTTGATATCATTGATGTTTAGTTAGCACGCCTCTTGCACATGCAAGCAAGTCTCATGCCAGCTAAGTTATTGATATTACATTGGAACAGGTCTTGCTACTGAAGAAACCTAACCCTCAGTTAACACGTACCCACAGGAGCAGCGTAAAACAAGAAGTAATCCAAGCACTTAGCGGATGCATCACTTGAGTAATCATCGAGAGGGGGTGAGATCGGTACCTCATAATCGCCTATTTCGTGCTCATCGCCGGGCAACCATT